GAGCGGCAGCACGTTGTAGAGATTCGACTCGGCGAACACGGTGAGCATCCGCTGCGTGACTTCGTGCAGCCAGCTCTTGACCGGGCCGAACTTCCGCAGGTCCGGATCGGGGATGCTCAGCTTCATCCAGGGCCGCGCCGGGTTCGTGAGCCCGCTGTGCATCCCGGCCGCGAGCGTGCGGTGCGCGAACTTCCCCGTGCTGTCGATGATGTTCTGGTTGCGCCGGTCTCCCTTGTTGCGATCGGTCGTCCAGAAGCGCGGCCGGCGCGGGAGCATGAAGTCGGCGATCTGCTGCCAGTGATCGTCGAACGACGAGCGATCGCTCTTCATCTTCGTGAAGAGGCTCTGATAACGGTCGCGCTTGTTCTTCGGGCCGCGATCGAGAGCTGCGGCGATCACACTCGGCATTCGATGCATCCAGTGTCGGCGGGATGCGGGCGTCTCTCCGCCCTGTCACGCCTTCCCGCCGGCCGTGCATCTCTTCTTCACCGGCGGTGCGCTGACGTTTGCGCGGGTAAATCAGTAACGCTTCGTCTTCTTCTTCGGTTTGCGTTTTGCCATCAGTCGCCGCTGCCTCCGAAGAGCCAGTCGAGAATCGAGATGAGCGATCCGCACGTGCCGAACATCAGGGTGCCTATCCTTTGCGGTGTTTGAAGTATTCGACCTGGCGCAGCCGCTTCACCGCTGCGGCGTGCGAGATGCCCTTCTTCGACAGGTTCTTCCCGCTCTTCGATTTCACGACGTAGCCTTTGCCGCTTTTCCTGATCGACATCGCTAATACCCGATGAGGGTGCGCGGTTCCACTTGCGGCGTCGCCGTCTGGATGCTCCGGCCGATCGGCACACGCGAGCGCGGCGTGCGCATCGTGCTGCCGGGTGTCCCGGTCGACGTGCGGCGGCGCTGCCTGATGCGCGCCTGATTCGCCGCTGCGGCGGCATCGCTCGATCGGCGGTTCGCATCGATCGGCGTCGGCCGTTCGTTGACCGGCTCCATGAGTGTCTGATCAGCCGTCGCGCCTGGCTTCGGCTGGCGCAGTCTCGACGCGACGGTGCCGCCGATCGCGCCGAGTGCAAGCCCGAGCCCGAGCGCGGAGAATCCAGCCATCAGAACCTCAGCACGAATGCCGTCTCCATCTCGGCGAAGCCCATATGCTTCAGGAAGATACCGAACCTGGATCCGGCCAGCGCGCCCATTTTGAGGCATCCGACCCCTTCCTGTCGAGCCCAATTCATCCCGCACCGCAACAGCTTGGGTCCGGTCAGGAGCGAGCGGCTCTCCGGGTTCACCCAGAAGGCCAGCTCTTCGGCGACGCGCTCCCCCGTTAGCGGGTGCTCCATCGTGTAGATCGCCAGCATTCCGATGGGTTTCGCGTCTTCTTCGGCCAGCCAGATTTCGCCTGTCTCCAGGCATACGCCGGCGGCGACCGCCAGGCGGCACGGGTCGGCCGGCACGTTGCCACACGGCTGCGCGGTCTCCATGAAGCGCACGCCCATGCGAACGATCGCGGGCAGGTCGGCCATCGTCGCCGTGCGGATGCTCACCACGGGTTTTTGTCTCGCTTCACTTCGACGTAGTCGTCGTCATCGTCCGGCCGGCGCCCGCGTTCGGGATACGGGTCCGCGTCTTTCAACACGCGCCCGCTGGTCTTCGGCATCCCGAGCCGCTCCGCCAGGTCGCCCGGCATCTCTGCGATCGCGTGCGTCTGCATGTAGGCGTCGGCCAGGTCAGGGCTGATGCCGATCCGCGCCTTCAGCAGCTCCTTCGGTTCGAGCATGAACTGCCCGCCGACGAACGTGTAGGTGATCTCTGTCAGCTCCGGGATCAGCTCCGGCATAAACGGCAGCGCGCCGCCGCTCTTGATGAACTCCGCCCCGGTGAAATACATCTCGCTGCGCACGTTCTTGAAGCGCGGGTTGTTCGCCGGCGCCGCGTAGTTGACCGGCACGCACGCGAAGCCGGCATCCCCGAGCTGGTCGAGCACGGCCTTGCCCCATTGGAACGTGTCGTCGACCATGATCAGCTCCGCGCCCCACTTCGTTGCGCCGGCGGCCACGCGCGCCGCGATCTGCGTGGTCTTTGCGTTCCGCATCACGGTCGGCCGCCAGCTCATTCGGCCCTGGCGCGGGAAGAGCACCGTGCGGTCGTCGCCGAAGCGCGCGACGTCGACGCCGATCCGCTTCTGCGCGAACGTGTAGACGTCCGGCGAGAGCTTGCGGCGCATGGCCTTCTCGACGTCTTCCACGCCGAGCAGCGCGTTGATGCTCTCAGGCGGGAACTCGCCGAGCACATTGACCATCACCCACGGGTTGTCGCGGCCGTAAGACTTGATCTGGTCGCGTGCCCACTTCAGGCCGATGCGCGGCGACCGCATCGGGTTGTCGGGGTCTCCCGTGATCGTGATGACATGCCACAGCGCGCGGTCTTGCGTGCACGCGCGATACAGCGGCCCGGTCGTGTGCGTCGGGTTGCCGGCCTGCACGACGATGGCGCGGTAGCCCTTCGCTTCCATCTCGTCGGTCAGGTTCGCGAGCACGGCTTCCGCTGTGACCATGACGGCCTGCGGGATGCCGCCGCTCTCGTCGAGCACGAACATGACGTCGTTCGCGTGGATGCCGGCCAGGGCGGCGGCCTGCTGCTGCGCGTCGCCCGTCTTCGGCCAGGTGCGCTTCACCGCGAACCAGTTCGCGCCCGCCTTCCCGCGTCGGCGCACGTGCGTCGCCGACCAGACGAACATCGCGCTCAGGAACGGCGACTCGTCCATCCACTTGTAAAGCTCCGGCCAGAGGTTCGTGTCGATGTTGCCTTCGGTGATCGACGTGCAGCCGACCTTCGAGTTCTGATGACACGTCAGGAACCAGAGGATGATCCAGGCGAGCGCCGCTGTCTTCCCTGGTCCCTTGCAGGCTTTGAACGCGAGCCGTTGCGTCTTCGGGTCGCTCACCAGGCGCAGAGCTTCGGCCTGCCACTTGTCCGGCTCGACGCCGATGCACTCCCGCACGAACGCGAGCGCGTCACTCTTCCAGCGCAGGATGTTCTGTGTGAGGTATTGATACGCAGCCTGGCTGCCAGTCGAGACGGCGACGCCGACCGCGAACACCGTGAGGTAGAGCGCCCAGGCGGTGAGCGTCAACATCTACGTCATCGCGACGAAGCAGTCGACCGTGCGGCACTGCATCCGCGTCAGCAGCCGGCTCTTCGTGCGCTTGAACCTGTAGGCGATAACATCACCGCAGATCGGACACGTGACCGTGCCGGTGCCCCACTCTTCAGCCTTCCGCGCTGCGATCGCCTGGTCGACGATCGCGATCGCTTGCACGAAGCCGTCGTGTTTGTCGTCGGCTACATCCATTTCAGACAGCTCCGGACGGCGACTGTTGCGACGACGAGCACGAGCGACATGAATGCGACGCTGATGAGAATGCCGGCCCCTGGCGGCACGTTACGATCGGGCCGCTGGCTCATTCGTATCGGTGCCCTGTCGTATAGAGGCAGTTCGGCGGCTGGTCGCTGATGCCGCTGTATTTCGGGAAACCTTCGATCACTTCGATGCTCGCGCCTTCCGGCCAGCCCATGAGCGGCTTGTCGGCGTCGCTCTCTGGCACCATCGCGCCCCGGTAGTCGGTGAGCACGTAGCCGCAGCGGGTGCAGGTTTGCACTCCATCGGCGTCGAGCTTGCCGGCGAGATGAATCTGTTCAGCGATCATGAACGTCATAGCGTATGCGCTCCCATCGCTACGCCGCGTCGCACGAACATGGCCGTGCACGCGCGTCGCGCGAACAGCATCCCTTTGATGGCCTGCGACCAGCGGACCTGATTCTGCTTCGCCCATCGGAGCCGCGTGTAATACCAGCGCATTTCGATGTCGGTCATTTCTTCGTCTTCGCCTGGTTCTTCTCGATGGTGGCCTTCATGGCTTCGACGAGCTGATCGACGCTTGACTCGCCCTTCACCTTGCCGGTCACTTCGAGGATGGTGCGCCTGGCGTTCGACTTCGACGCGAGCTTGACCTTCCCGCCGGCCAGGTCGACCTGCTCGACGCTGTCGGCGATTTCGTCCGGCCACTCGTGCGGCTTCTTCAGGTTGCCCGTCGTGTCGAACAGCATCCGGATGTCAGCTCGTGCGTCGCCCGCGACCCGCGCGAGAGCTTCATCCCCTGTCATGTGCAGC